TTGTCAGCTCATTCAAGCTGCAAGAAAGCCAAATGGGTTCCAATGCTAGTGAAGCAGATAAGCTGGCACTTGCTGAACAAAAGATTGGGAAGCAAAGCGAGATTGTTGCCCAACAGATCGAGAATCTTGAGAAACAGCTTGCTCTTGCAAAACAAGAATATGGCGAGAACTCAACAGAAGTCAATAAGCTAGAAACTCAATTGAACGAGTCCAAGGCTGCCTTCAACGGGCTTGCCAATGAAATGGAGAACCTTGGTGAGTCAGGGAAGAAAGCTAGTAGCGGTCTAGAAGAGACAAATAAGCTTCTAAAAGCTGAGTTACTGAATCAATTTTCTGAGAAGCTATCTGAGATCAGTCAGAAGTTGGTTGATTTTGGAAAGAGCGCTCTAGATGCGTTCCGGGAAATTGATGAGGGAATGGACACCATTGTCACCAAGACTGGTGCCGGTGGGAAAGCTCTTGAAGAAATGCAAGGTATTGCTAATGGCATAGCCACTGAAGTCCCTACTGATTTCAGTACCATCGGGAATGCGGTTGGTGAGGTCAATACTCAATTTAAATTGACCGGGGACGCTTTAAAAGTGACTTCAGAAGACATGATCAAGTTCTCTGAGATCAATGGGACAGATGTCACAAACGCAACAATCCAGTCAAAACAAGCAATGGAAGCTTACGGCTTATCCATTGATGACTTAACAGAGATTTTGGATAATGTCACCTATGTTTCTCAAGATACAGGGGTTTCTGTTGATGAGTTGATGAAAAAAGCAACCGATGGAGCGCCTCAAATCAAGATGCTTGGTCTTGAATTTGGTGAAGCAGTCACATTGATTGGTCAATTCGAGAAAAACGGGGTGGATTCATCTTCAGCGCTCTCTGGATTGACAAAGGCTGCTGGTGTATATACCAAGCAAGGAAAGACCATGAAGCAAGGTCTGACAGAAACCATTGAAGCCATCAAGAACAGTAAGTCAGAGACCGAAGCGATGGGAATTGCTATGGAGATCTTCGGTGCTAAGAAAGCCCCACAGATGATTGATGCAATCAAACGTGGAAAATTCAACATGGAAGATTTAGGCTACACTTCACAAGTGTCAGCCGGTCTGGTTTCACAGACCTACGAAAACACTCTGGACCCTATTGACAAGTTCACCACAGCCCAAAACGGTTTGAAAATCGTTATGGCTGAAGTTGGTGGAGCAATTGCTGAAACCTTTGCGCCTGCTTTAGACATCATTGTGGATATCTTCAAGAAGGTAGCAGAATGGATCAACAACTTGCCGGGACCCATCAAGAACTTTGTTGTAGTATTTGGTTCAATCGTAACGGTGGCCGGTGTACTTGCGCCCATCTTCCTTGCTCTTCAAGCGGCCGCTGTGGCTGTCGGAACGAGTATAGGAGGGCTGATAGCTGCTGCATTGCCAATCATTGCGGTGATAGCCGCTGTTGTTGTCGCAGTGACCGGAATTGTATTGGCCATCAAGCACCTATGGGAAACCAATGAGGGATTCAGGACCGCTGTTGAGACAGTCTGGAATGCTATCATGTCAGTCATCAATACTGTTGTCCAAGCCATTTCAAGCTTTGTAATGGAAATTTGGGGGACATTGACAACATGGTGGAATGATAATCAACAACTGATTAGACAGACAGCAGAAACAGTCTGGAATGCTATCTCAGCAGTAGTGACAACAGTCATGAATGTTCTTGGTCCTTTTATTGAAACAGCATGGAATAACATTTCAACGGTAATTTCAACGGTCTGGGAAACTATCAAAACCGTAGTAGAAACAGCCATCAACGTGGTATTAGGCATCATTAAGACTGTGATGCAGATTATCAATGGAGATTGGTCTGGTGCTTGGGAGTCTATCAAAGGCATTGGAGAGAATATCTGGAACGGGATCAAAAGTATCTGTGAGTCTGTATTCAATGCAATGGCTCAAATCTTATCAGGAATTTGGGATACAATTTCAGGAACTGCTTCAACCGTTTGGAACGGGATTAGCTCAACTCTATCTGGAATCTGGGATGGAATCACAGGCACAGTTTCAACTGTCTTCAATGGTATTTCTAGCACAATTTCAGGAGTTTGGAATGATATCAGTTCAACTGCTTCAAGTATTTGGAACGGGATCAAAGATACAATTGACACAGCTATCAATGGAGCCAAAGACCTTGTAGGAAAAGCTATTGACGGAATTAAAGGCTTCTTCAATTTCCAATTCAAGTGGCCACACATCCCACTGCCTCACTTCAAGGCCAGTGGATCACTAAACCCTATGGATTGGCTGAAAGGTAAAGGGATTCCAAGCATCGGGATTGAATGGTATGCCAAAGGTGGGATCTTAACCAAGCCCACAGCGTTTGGCATGAATGGAAATAGCCTGATGGTTGGTGGGGAAGCTGGAAAAGAAGCAGTCCTACCACTGAATGAACGGAATTTGAGCGCCATTGGTCGGGGCATCGCCCAAACAATGGACCCACAAGGAACCGTGATCAACATCAACATCTCTGACAACATCATCAGAGAAGAAGCTGATATTGAGAAGATCGCTAATAAGGTATCTCAGAAGATAGCTGCTGAATTGAGAAGACAGAAAGAATTGAGAGGAGCGCCTGCATGGTAAAATACAACGAATTGATCATTGATGGAGTTGGGACTTCATCATTTCCATTTGATGTGATTGTGCTGGAAGGTCCTACAATTCAAGTCGGTCTTTCAAAGGATAAGCTGTTGAGCCATGATGGAGTTAGTGGATATATCGTTCAGTCGAATCCTCACAGAGAAGCGATTGAAAAGAAATACACTCTCCAGCTCATCAACCCAACAGAACTGCAAGTCCTTGAATTCGTCCAATTCCTTTCTAAAAGAAACTTCTGGCTTGAGAATCAACAGAACAAGCTCACAAGATGGTTCTGTTATCAGACAAAGGTGTCTGACACTCAGAGAGATAAAACTAAAATGTATTCTTTAGAGGTGACATTCATTTGTCACCCTACAAAATACATGAAGAACAATGATGTTCAAACTCTTACTTCAAATGGTGTTCTCAGGCTTCAAGGTAGCTCACTAGCGTTTCCTAAAATCACTATTAAAGGGAACAGCTCATCTGAGACCAGCTTCACGATTGGGAAGCAAACCATCAAACTTGAACAGCTATCTGAGAGTGCTGTGATGGTGAATGATCCACAGAATCCAAGTTTCCTTGATAAGAAAGGGAATCTTGTTAAGTGGTCAGGAGACTTCATCACAATTGACGCTAACCAAGCTCAGAAGACTGTCGGTGTGGTTTTAGGGCCAGGCATTCAATCGCTTGTCTTTGAAACTAATTGGGGGTGGTTATAATTCTATATCTATTAGACAGAAATGTTCAAACAGTGAAATGGAATGGGCAACCACTCCATGAAGCAACAAAAGCAGAAGTTGAAGAAGTAATCAACGTGAGCTACACTCTCAAGGTTGATTATCCAATCACAGACACTGAAATTTATAAGAAATTTCAGGAAGATATGCTCATCATTGCTCCCACTCCTGTCACTGGCCGGCAACTGTTCCGGATCAAGGAAATCAGTGAGCAAGATGACACAGTGAGCCTGACTTGTCAGCACATCACAGAGGACATCTTCAAACGCTCTGTTCGTCCTATTAAGGTTTCAAACTCAACCTGTCAAATTGCCTTGAATGCTATGATTTCAGCAGTCAAGACACCACTTGGGAAATTCTCATTCTCAAGTAATATCATGGACAATAGAACCTTCAACACTACAGAAGATGAAACGCTCTATAAGATCCTGATGGATGGAAAACATTCCATTGTTGGTGCTTGGGAAGGTGAGATGATCCGTGATAACTTCCTGATTGACATTCCAAAGAGTCGGGGCATTGATCGTGGAGTAGTTATCACTACACATCAAAACCTGAAGCAATATGAACGGAATAAGAGCAGTTCAAGCATCATCACAAGACTGCATCTGAAATCAACCTTCAAGCCAGAGGGAGCAGAAGAAGACACAGTTCTGAAAGTTACTGTGGACAGCCCCCTCATTGGCAGTTACCCTTATATCAATGAAGCTGAGTATGAGAATAATGATCTTACTACAGAGGAAGAATTGAGAAAATGGGGTGAAGCCAAGTTCAAGAATGGGAATATTGACAAGCCCACTGATCAGATCAAAATTGAAGCTTATGAGCTTGATGGGCAAACTGTCCATCTTGGTGACACAGCAGCCCTCATGAGCTTGAAGCATGATGTCATGTTGAAGAAAAAAGCTGTGGGCTATGTCTATGATGCTCTGTCAGAAGAGTATATCTCTCTTACATTCGATGACAAGGCTGGTCACGGTGGAGGCCTATCAGGCTCTAATGGAATTTCTGATGTAGCATCTGAAATCCTAGATACAGTCCAAAAAACTCAAGAGGATGATGAATACTACAAGAAATTGAAAGTATTGGTTGACAATGCTAACAGGGCTTTTGAAGACAAGGCAGGAGCTTTGGAGAAAGAGATCACTGATGGAATCGAGCAAGCCAAAGCACAAGCTGAAGTGGTCAAAGAGGAGATCTCAGCTCAAGTCACTGAGAAGATCAAAGCAGCAAACCAAGCGAACAAAAATGAAATTGTGGAAGAGTTTAAGGCTCAATACAATGGTATTGAAGTCAAGATGGAAGGCTTGGAAGCTACTACTGATCAATTAAAGACCAGCGATGCAGATATCAAGAAAATAATCAATGACTTCAAAGATCAAACACAAAGCCAATTTGTAGGAGTCCAAGGCGCACAATCACGGTTTGAGCAAACTACTGAGAAAGCCATCTCTGACCTCACTAATGTGGCGAATGGCAAAGCAGATCGCTCCTATGTTGAACATACAGTAAATGGCATCAAAGAAGAATTCACTTCAATAGGTGCTGGTGGTGGCCCTAATATGCTCAGAAACTCAAGAGCAGATGAGGGCTTGAAATATTGGACTGAAGCAAACAACAGATTAGCATTCACAGCTCACACTTTCTACTTTAACGGTCAGAAGCGAATGTTTGAATTGCGTCCTGGCGCAATCGTCCAAAGCCCACGCTTTATTGTAAAGCAAAACATTGACTACGTGTTGAACATCCTTGGATTTGATACTAATTCTAAATATTTCCGAATCTATTTCTGTAAGCGTAAAAAAGGATCAACAGCAGATTTTGAAGAGAAACAATTGTTATTTGACGGGAATCCACAATGGACAGATGGGCCTGTTTTTAACAATTCAAAAGCAATCAAGAAATCTTTCCAATTTAATGTTGGAAATTTTGATGATGGTTATCTTCAATTTGAGTACGAACGCAACAATCCAAATAAATGGGCCGGTCTATTTATGACTGAGCTTGACTTCTACGAAGGTACCAATGACCGTAAATGGCAACCTGCTTCAGAAGATCAAAATTATTTGGTAGAGCAAGCACAAGCAACATTTGAACAGACGGTTCAAGGTCTCTCTACTCAATTAACGAAATTAGAGACTAAGACTGGCCCAACCGGTGAACTTGAACAGCGCATGCTGACCTACTCTGAGAAAGCTGCTGTTGATGCACTGAAAGCAACAAGGCAGATCCTTGAACAAGGCTATGTTGCTAAAGCCCAATATACCGAAGATGTAGCTGGAATCACAAGAAGATTTGATGAAATCGTGCAAGCAGGAGAGAACCTGCTCAAGAACAGTGGTAATCCTAAAAATGTGGAGGGGTGGGGGTATTATGATCCCGGATTGAGTCCAGCAGTAACGGTCTCAACTAATCCAATCTACTACAATGAATCAAGAAAACTCTTTAAGCTTGATAATTCAACAGGCAGTGAAAAAGTTGCAGCATCCCAACGCTTCAACATCAAGAGAAATACTACTTACACGATTTCATTTGATGCGATTGGTTCAGACAATCTAAAGAATGCCACATTCTACTTCTTGGCACGAAAAAAAGGCGAGACAGGAACCTTTTCAAAAGTCTTTACTCTTGCTGATAAGATCACAGTGCCACAAGACAGAATCACACGTTACTATTTCACAGTCAACTCTGAAGACTACGATGAAGCATTCTTGCGATTTGACAACACTGGATCATCAAATGGACAGCCAGCAAATCTCTATTTTGGTGACATTGATGTGTATGAAGGATCTCTCAAGAGAGCCTACCAACCGCCAACAGATGACGGTTCATCCGTAATTGAAGCCAAACTTGCCGAATACAAACAGACGGTAGATGGACAATTCACGACAATCACCAATCAAATGGGTGACATGTTGAGAAAAACAGACATCCAGATCACACCAAGTCAAATCTCTTTTGGCACCGGCAAAAGCATCAATGGGAAAACAATCAGCTCCCTAATTGTCCAAGAACCAGACTCTATTGCTTTAATCGCTCAATTAATTAAAGTTAAGGGCGACATGGTAGTTGATGGATCTATCACAAGTAGGCATCTGGCTTCTCAGAGCGTTCGGACAGGCCACATGGAATCTGGCTCAGTAACAACTCAGATTCTGGCCAGCAATGCAGTAACAGCTGACAAGCTACTGGTGGATTATGCAATGATCAATAAGTTTGTATCAAACCAAGCTTTTATCAGAGAGTTAGCTTCACAGAGGGCTTTCATCACTCAACTGACATCCGTGGGAATTTCCGCAAATGACATTCGTGGTGGAAGACTGACAGCAAATTCTGGTGTATCTAGTTTTGATTTAGACAATGGACGACTATCATTCAGAGACAATAGAACCGGTGTCTTTCGAGATGAAGCAAATGCTTCAAGTCAAGGTATGATGTTTCTTAACACCCCTGTTTCCGTGAACGGCAGAACCATGATAAACAGCCGTGTGGTCATTGGGGCGGATCGTCGTGACAATGATGTGAACCGAAATTGGAACCACGGGGGATTCAATGGGATGATAGTTGATACCATCAAAGGAACCATTACAGCGGATCACGATAACGCTGATAAAGTTACGCTTGTAGGCGACAGAATAAAATTCACACATTCTTACGAATACGACCCTACAACTAATTCAAATCCTTATGGATGGCAGATCAACACTTGGTTAGATCCTACCATTTTGCCATTTGGTACAAACAGCAGGAATTCTAAAATATTTTCAGGAGACTTCAAACTACTAAACAAAACTTCTGGAACAGATGGATTTTGGTTGAGAGAAGTTCTGAGAACACTAGTCAATTGCTGGCAGCATTTTGCAAATGTCAATTATACAACAGCGCATTCTGGATCAGGAGCAAATAGACACAATCACACTCTGAATGAGTCGCTTGTTAACGCTCTAAGAAACGAGTTGCAGACTCTTAAAAACTACGGAATTTAGAAAGGTGAAAAAAATGAAAGAAAATACTTATGTATCAATCATCACAGATCTAGCTAATCAATTAGCAAATAAATCAATCAATGAAGCTGAGTTCAAAGCACGATTGACCGAATCACAACAGGAGAAACAACAGCTCCTCAAAGAACTAGAAATCTATCGCTCTGTTCTGGAATCTGACAAAGATTTGAAGGACCTATTTGAAGAAGTTAAAAACAAGAATGAGGTAAATGCTTAATGAATTATAAAGTACAGTTCAAAGCCTATGATCCCGTAGCGAATGCCACAAAGGTTTCCATCAAGCAAGATTATCCATACCGTGTATTTGAAGAATCTCTTCCAAACAATCGCATGGCAGATGAAGAATCAACCCTTGTGGATGCTGTTCTAAATCTTGTCCGGATGGAATTGGACCCATCTGGTGCTATTGTGGCACTGAAGAAAGAGCTTGATAAGTCTGTTGAGGCTAACAAGGCAGCTATTCAAAAAATTCAAGAGCTTACTCTTGAGAATAAGAAGAAAGATGCTCAAATCCAAAACAACAAAGCTCTTGCGGATTGGGCTGTCCTCGTGGCTGTGACCAATCAAGACAATCCACTTGATCCAACACTCTACAAGCGAGCGCTTGAACTCGTGGAAGCTGCTCAAGTAGGTAAAACCTACAAACAGCATGACATCTTCACCTTGATTGATCCAGACCATACTGAGAAATTCAGCGAAGGGAAACGGGTGCTTGTACAAGTCAACTATGATTTTGTTTATAATGGCGAATCCATCAAAGACTTGAAAGGCCCACTTCTTCAAAATGGGAAGCTTGCAATCTACAATTGGGAAGTTCCTAAAGAAGAGAAGCAAAACAAGCCATCAGGAGATCTTGAAACTCAACCAGTAGCACAGCCCGAATCTTAATTGATAGGAGTGTGATTGATGTATCAAGAACCAGATGGAATCTTTGGAATCATTGAAGTAGTACGGGATTTTTATGATCACGGTATTGATGAACACATGATTGTGTTCATGTTCATGGCCATTGTCGCTCTGGACATCGTTATAGGAGTGTCTAGAGCGTGGGCCTATCACGAGTTTTCAAGTCGAAAATGGAGAAAAGGGCTGGTAAGCCACACAGCTATGATCTTGATTGTAGCCATTGGCTATCCATTCGCTCTATACATGAATCTTGGACCCGTAGTTGATGCCTTCATTGTTGCAATGATGGCAGCATACGGTTCCAGCATCCTTGCCAGCCTTTCAGCTCTGGGAGTTGAAATTCCTGGCCTAGATCGCCTTGTGAAACAAAATATTGATCATGAGAAATTTCAGTTAAAAGATGGCTTGGAAGAGCCTAGTAAACTAATCAAAAAAGGAGAAAAGAAAAATGAATCAAATCACTGATATTGTAACAAGTAGCGCAATGAGTATTCTTGTAATTTTGGTTGGAATTGTTGTTCAAACAGTCAAGAAATACCTTCTCACTCGTGGAGGAAAGAAAGCTCTTGAAGTGGCTGAAATCCTTGCAAATAACGCTGTGAATGCCACTGAACAAGTTGCAGGAACATTGGACATTCACGGAAAGGATAAGATGGAGCATGCTAAAACTAGCTTGATTGAAGGACTAGAAGCATATAACATCAATTTAACCAATGACCAACTAAACACATTCATTGAAGCGGCTGTGAAAAAAGCAAATGAACAATGGAAGAAATGAGGTTCTAAAATGGCAACACTAAATGACATTCTAAATTATGCAGAATCTTTGGCAAATCAAGGTGTGGGAGCTGATGCAGATGGTGCATACGGAACCCAATGTGTGGACCTACCAAATTCAATTTCTATCAACTTCTTTGGGAAAGCTCTCTGGGGCAATGCTATTGACCTACTTAATTCAGCCGCTGGGTTAGGGTATGAAGTAGTATATGATGCAGTAGGAGTCAACCCACGAGCAGGAGCCATCTTTGTCATGGATACAACTTACCTGTACGGCCATCCTTATGGTCACACAGGAATTGTAATTGAGGACAGCGATGGAGTCACCATGAAAACCATTGAACAGAACATTGATGGGAATGCTGATTCCCTCTATGTTGGAGGTCCTGCACGATACAACACACGCAACTTTGACGGAATTGTTGGATGGTTCTATTTCCCAACTGATGACACATCTGTGGCATTCGAACAGCCAGAACCATCAGAACCATTGACAATTGAATCAAATGGATTCCATCCAGAAACAGGGACATTCACTGTTGAGGTGTCTGCTCTAAATGTACGAGTTGAAGCCGGTATTGGAGCTGAGATTGTAGCTGTATATAGCGCAGGTCAAGAAATCAACTATGATGGATGGATTGATAATGATGGCTATATTTGGATCACATACATTGGCGGTTCTGGTAATCGCAGATATGTGGCAGTGGGGCAATCTGAAAACGGGCAACGCATCACAGACTTTGGATCTTTTAAATAGACCTCTGTGATTCGTAGAATAAGAGGATTTAGATGAGCAAAAAAAATTCAACTAATCTGAAACAAACGAAAGGCGGGGAAGTCATCAAACAAGGTGACTCCTCATCTATCTTCGAATATGAATTATTAGACTATGATGGCAACAAATTCAGCACTCTGGATGGTAAAAGCGCTAAGATCAAAATAGCAAATGCCAAAGGAAAAAAGACAATTGAAACTGTTGTAGAAAATTCTAAAATTCAGTTCAAACTTGAAAAAATTCTACCAGCCGGCATCTATCAAGTTGAGGTTGAATGTGATGGTTTCATCTTCCCAAGTGACAAGAGTGCTAAAATTGATATAATTCAATCTATTGAAAATTATCAAATAAGCAACATTGTTGAAATTGATAAATTCAGCATACAGGAAGAAATAGCCACTTACATGGCCACACATCAAATTAAACCATACAATGACAGTCAAATCCTTAAGAGAATTGAAACGCTAGAAAACAGACCACAAACACATTCAGGGACGGTTGACTTAACAAACTATTTGACATCAGATCAATCGTATCAAACATTTGTGACCTATAGCGCCCTTCAATCTCAGATGACAACCAACATCAAGGAAAAGCATCTAGAACTTGGAATTGATGCCCTGATAGATGAGAAACTTAAAAATGGCGGTGACTCATTCATCACTGGCCATCAAGCAGAAAACATTTTTGCTTCAAAACAAGAGCTTGCAGCTATCGTTTCACGAGTTCAAGCGTTAGAAAATAAAGTATAGTTTTCACCCTCCTAATTGGAGGGTTTTTTTGTTGCATTGAAACTAGTTCCAGATTAAAAAAAACTTAAATTATTTTTATAAAAAGTGTTGACATACGTCAACAAGTAGTGTATAATTAAATCATAAAGATAAGGAAAGAAGAAATCAAAATGAAAAAATCACTAACATCACAAGAACAAATCTCACTAGCAAAAGAAATCTTACAAGTTAAGAATCGTAGAGAACGCTCATTAAAACTTGGAGAAATCCTAGACCGTGAAAAGTTATCATCAGATGCCATGTATGAATTGTACAACACCCTATTAACAGCAATCAGAGTTTACGGAGATGTTATCGGGTTCAATGATAAAGACTTCAAAGAAATGGCTCTCACAATCTTACTTCTTGAAAAAGTAAGTGAAGCAAAAACAACCAATGCAGCATAGAGGGGCGATGCCCCTCCTAATCTATAACGTAAGAAAGGGAGTTCAAAAAAACTCAAAGGAAATCAAAAATGGAAATCATCACAGCTCTTCAAAACGGACAGCCACAAACAGCATACGTTACAACAGAAGAATTTCAAACATTGACTTTTAAAAATGGTGAAATTCCAACTTTGGGAAATTTTGGAGAAATCGAAAAAATCAAAGTTTGGTTTAATGGGAAAGGTGAAGTTTGCACACACAAAGAATTTTACGTTGTTAAAGGTGACGGACGATTTTTCAAACGTGAAGCAGTGAAGAAAAACGGACAACTTAAAGCAAGCACAATCAAAGCATTGAAAACATTAGGGTAAGAGGTGACTGAATGATTATTAATACAAAAAAGGTTGAAATGGTCTTGATGAACAAGGCCATTCCAGCCAATCTACTAGAACGAGAAATTGGGATATCACGTTCTGCTATTACTAGAATTAGAAATGGTCAGAGAGCATTCAAGAACTTAACGATTGAAACTGCTGAGAAAGTTCAACAATGGATCAATGATGGGCATTATACATTTAGCTACGATTATAGCGATTTGCTGGACGAATTGACTTCAGACATTGAAGAGGGTCTTACAGGAAAATATCTTTATGTCGTTAGAGGTGATTATAATGAAATTATGGAAAAAAGCATGATCATTGATTATTACTACAGTCCAGATGAAATTGAAGAAGGCGATATTGCTGAAAAAATGCTGACTGAAGCAGTAATAGAAGAAATGAAAAAAGACAATTCTATTTTTTAAAGTCACTTTTTTAAAGTGGCTTTTTCTGTTATAACGGAAAATTTTAGAAATGTCTGGTATAACCTCAAACAATTATCAAAAAATCTTTTCCTATTAAATGACTTCCTTTTATGTCTAAGTCGAAAAATAAAACTTGAACTTTCTTGAAAGCTATGCTAAACTAACTATGTGAGCAATGAACTTTGTGGAGTTTTAGAAGTCAGTACCTAAAACAGACCCTAAAACCTAAAAACAGCTATATAATTGAGTTTTAGAAACTCCCACCGGCTCCATATATACTTCTTGAAACTTATTAAAACTTCTTAAAACGTTGATATTTCAACGTTTTTTATTTTTATACTTTCTATTCTTTCCCATAACTTTTTGAAACTAACAGACCCAAAAACAGACCCTTTTTTGAAAAGAGTCTGTCCTGATATCTGATTAGTTTAAAAATCTATATAATTAGCAAATTTTTCACCAATGTCATCTTTGGCCTGCTTGGTGATATGTGTGTACACATTCATAGTTGTCTTTAAGTCAGAGTGACCAAGACGATGCTGAACCTGCTTCAATGTCATTCCTGCTTCAAAGCACAAGCTGGCATGTGTATGTCTAAAACCATGGATCTTGATAGGCCTAACCTCAGTCCCTTTGACAATCTGCAAGAGCCATTTGCGTGGCAGTGAACTTGGAATAGGCTTTCCTTCAGGGCTTTCAAAAATGAAAGTGGTAGTAGGATTCATTTCTCTGTACTCTGACAGCAGATCAATCGTTCTTTGATCAAGGCTAATCAGTCGGACACTACTCTTGTTTTTAGTAGCCCCCACAGATTCGCCCTCAAATCCTCTTGTAATGGCCTTATTTATGTTCAAGGTGTTATCTATCCAGTCAGTCCATTTGAGAGCCAAAATCTCCCCTTTTCTGGCGCCTGTGAACGCAAGAAGACGGAACATGACTTTCTTTCTCAGATCATCCGTGTCATCCACTAATTTCATGAATGCTTTCAGCTCATCTTTATCATAGAAATCACTAGAAGAATCACTCTCTTTTTTGACAAGAGTGGTCACGCTATCAACAGGATTGGTTGAAATATAACCATAACGGATGGCATACTTAAAAATATTATTCATCAGACCTTTCAGCTTGCGCCCATAAACTAATTTTCTGGACCATTCATTGATCTGTTCCTGCAATTGAAGAGGAGTGATAGAAGCTATTTTTTGACCACCAAAGACAGGATAGATGTGATTTTTGATATTTCTTTCAGTCTTGATGTAAGTGCTATCCTGAACAGTATCAGCGTACTCTTTGAGCCATTTCTTTGCTATCTCTTCAACAGTGATGTCTTTTTTCGTTTGCTCCCCGTTTTCTAAATCGTCCTGAAGTTGTAAGAGTGCTGCCCGTGCCTTTGCTTTGGTTGGGAATCCTTGACGCTTGATATACTTATCTTTTCCGTTATCCTTGCCTACATAAATTCTAAAGCCGTAGGCAGTATCACCATTTTTCTTTTTATAAGTTTTGATTTGCATACAATTCTCCTTCTTAATGTGGAGAGTTTTTTTATTTTAGCCTTTTTAAAAGCTCAATTATTTCTTCATTTTGTTGGATCAAGATTTGATTTTGTTGGATCTGTACCTTCTCCAATGCGCCCGGACCGCTTGCATTCATAATCGCCACAGCTTTACTGTCCATGACATTTCCAATATAAGCAGCCTGTTCTGGATATTTTTCTAAAATATTCAGCATATTATTTTTTTCAAAATAAGGATATGCATCATTGTAGTATTTCTGTTTTTGAGCAATTTCTTTTTCATCATTATTCTTTCCAAAAATAGCCATTATTTTCTCCTTTATTTAACTAATTAGTGAATTATATTCGTCTTTGACCATTGTTTCACTTGCAATGGTCTTCAGACTGTATTTCTCCATAAAATGCAGATAGTTGAATTCTCTTACATCATCCATCAACTTCAACTCTTCTTCAAGTAAGTGATGAATCATGCTTCTATCCGCTTGCAATTCGCAAAGTTCCCTGTTCAATTCGTATTGAAAAGGAGTGTGTTCTTTGTGACCAAGTTCATGAAGAGCAACTTGTTTCTGTTCCTCGTTTGACAAATTTATATCTAATGCCAAAATGTTCAGAACAGGATTAAAGAATCCGGGACTGTGCCACTCACTGCCATCAAAATAACACAAGTTCACTCCCTCACTAGCACAAAGTTCTTTCACAGTCATAAAATGCACCTCTATTTATTTTTCAAGTGTGCCTCCAGAACCGCTGTGATGAAATCTATATCTTCTTCAGTCAATGGTTTACCATCAAATAGCATTGATTGAGCAGCGATGTCTCCGAGGTCTAATGGTGCAGAAGCATCACCATCTTTTGCAATTTTTGGATTCTCAGTGCGTCCTAGTAAGTAGTCGATAGACACATCAAAGTAATCTGCAATTTGTTGCAATCTTTCAGCAGATGGCTGATTTCTTTTCAAGCCATACAAAGAATTTTTCCCAATCCCTAGTTTTTCTTCTAATTGATTTAGAGAAATTCCCCGCTTTTTAGCCAATTCTTTAATAATTTCAAATGTCGAAAACATTGAATTATCAACCTTTCTAATGAATTGACAAAAAATATTTAGGAAATACGCAAAAAAGTGCTTGACAAATTCTTGCGTATACGCTAAAATAGTTTTTGTAAAGTTAAAGAGTTAGTTAAACAACATATAAAACACTTCTAAAAAAGATAGCTTTGGCGAGCGGTATCATTTAGAAAGAAAATGTTTTTAAATATGTCTTTTTACTATGCATTCATTTTAGCAGATACACTAAAACAAGTCAAGTAAATACACAAAATAATTAACTAATTCTTTAACTGTTACAAAAAACAGAAAGGAGTTAGGCAACATGAGCCAACAACACAAAAAATGGAATGAACTTGTAGAAGAAGAACTTCACAAGCGTGGATGGACTCGTTCAGATCTTGCAACTGTGGTCGGGGTTAGCCCAGCGATGATCACACAGATGTTCAAGAATGGAAAAGGCAGCGATGATTTAAAATTGCGCATAAATAAGAAATTGCGAATTTCTGAATCATGGGAAAAATTTGAGGAAAGATAGATGGTATTGGAGTTATTTGGCCCAGAGTTCAAAGATAAACTATTTGAAGAACTGGTTCAATTAAATATCAAAGCGTTAGATGAAGCTAAGAAGAGAACATCAAGACAGACTACATGGGTCTCTATCAAAGAACTTCAAGCGTCCACTGGTTGGGGAAGAACAAAGCTTGAAGAGTGGAGAGACCAAGGAAAATTTCAATTTCAACAATCTGGGAAAGGTGGGAAATACCTTTACAACCTTGAAGATGTTCAGCGGTTTTGTCGTTCAATGCAAAAATAAAAGCACCCGAAAAAATCAGGCGCTTAACAAAATTACTAAAACAATTATAACACAAGGAGCCCACACATGGCAATATCTAGAGAGATGACAGCCACTGAGGCAAATGTCCTTAACTACATCAAGAACTACGCAACAAATGAAATGCCAATCACAGCAGTTCAGCTCAGAAATGAATTTCAATGCGATAAGAGAGCAATAGAAAATATCATTGAGAGCTTGCGTGTAAACTTTGGGCATCCAATAGTTGCAAAGAAGAGAAAGCCCAATGGGTATTATCTTCCTAAGAATGATGAAGAACGGAATGAGGGATTGGCACCCTACAAGCGCCAAATACTAACAGAACAAAAGAACCTGGCAGCAATCATGGCTGTTGACTTGAACGAATACTGGAGGAATTAAAAATGTTACTAGAAATTATTATTGCTTTGTTGATCATGGTGATCTTGCTTCAAATGATTATCATCAGCGCAATTAGTGAACGATGCAAAGAATCAAAGCGTGAACTCAAGAAAATGATTGAAGAACAACAACGCATCCAAGAAGCACGGGAAGCAATGCGCTTCGGTTATCGCAGATAGGAGCTATTACATGGCAGAAAATATGAATGTACTGCCTCATGATCTATTAGCTGAACAAGCTGTGCTAGGTTCCATCTTTCTTGATCCTGATAAGATTCACATTGCTTCTGAATATTTGACAAAAGATAGTTTTTTCAAACCATCTCATGGGATGCTCTTCAACATTATGCAGGAGCTATCAGACAAGGGAGACCCAATTGATCCGGTATCTGTAAAATCCGCCCTTGATTCTAGTGGGCAATTTGAACTGGTCGGAGGGATGGCATTTCTTGCAAGTCTGATCAATGCAGTTCCTACAAGCGCCCACATTGAACACTATTCAAAAGTAGTCGCTGAAAAATCAAGGGCCAGAAAAGTCATTGAAGACCTGAGCCAGAGCATTTCAAACGTTTATGATGGCAAGATAGACTTGAATGAGATCCTTTCTCAAACTGAGCAGAATTTGTCAACAATCTCAAACGAGCAGAAAAAAGGATTCAGGACCATCATTGATGTGATTGACTCAACACAGTCAATTCTAGATGAACGCTCTCAGAAAATTGGAGATGTGACAGGAACTTCAACAGGCTTCACTGATTTTGACCAAATCACAACAGGCCTTCATGAAGATAACTTGATCATTATTGCTGCAAGACCTGCAATGGGTAAAACAGCATTTGCTCTGAATATAGCCCAGAACGTGGCTAAGAATTCAGATAAACCAGTAGCAATCTTTTCACTAGAAATGGGAGCAGAAAGTTTGGTGGAGCGTATGCTCTCAGCAGAAGGCTTGATTCCATCGTATCATGTCAGAACAGGGAATCTCTCTGAGAGCGAATGGCGCAGAATGATTTCAGCACAGGAACGACTAGCAAGAGGGAAGATCTTCATTGATGATACAGCAGGAATCAGAATTTCAGAAATTAGATCAAAGGCCAAAAGACTGGCTCAAGAAAATGGCGTTTTAGGCTTGATTGTGATTGACTATCTTCAACTAATTGAAGGAAGAGGAAGAGAGAACAGACAACAGGAAGTCTCTGAAATTTCAAGACAATTGAAGATCATAGCCAAAGAATTGAAAGTCCCTGTCATCGCTCTCAGTCAGTTATCTCGTGGAGTTGATCAACGGAATGATAAGAGACCTATACTGTCAGACTTGAGGGAATCTGGATCAATTGAGCAGGATGCTGACATAGTAGCTTTCCTTTACAGGGAAGCTTACTACAAACGAGATGAACAAGAAGAGCCAGACAACGTGACAGAACTCATCATTGAGAAGAACAGGCATGGAAGCCTTGGGACTGTCCAGCTATACTTCCTCAAAGAATACGCAAAATTTGCAAACAAGGAGGCCTAAGAATGATAAAGAAATCAGATGTGTCTGGATATTTAGCATTTTTCAAAGTTCCAAAACCACTCATCTATGATTCCAAGTACAAGAAATTAAGTAACAATGCAAAATTGATGTACATGCTATTATTCGATAGATTAGAACTTTCATTGGTTAACAAATGGCACGATAAAGAAGGAAACGTTTTTCAATACTACACTAATGAACAACTAATGATAGACCTGAATTGTAGTGAACCTACAATCATCAAAACAAAAAAAGAGCTAAAAGATGCTCAATTATTGAAAGAGGTCCGTCAAGGTGTAAATATGCCTAACAGAATTTACATCAGTGTTGTAAATGGTTCTATTGAAAGTTTGAATGAGGACCTAAAAAAAATTAAGTCCGGAACTGAAAATTCTTTAGTTCAAGAACTTAAAAATGTTCAGGGAATCAAGACTGATAATATCAATACTGATAAGAACAATATTATGTCAATTTGTTCAGAAGTAATTCAATACTTGAATCAAGTTGCTGGTAAGAAGTACAAACCAGATACACCTAGTCATCAGAAGTACATCAAAGCTAGACTAAAAGAAGGATACAAGCTTGATGACTTCAAGTATGTTGTAGATGTAATGACTGCAAAATGGACAGAGACAGATTTCCAACAATACCTTCAACCACAAACATTGTTTGGAAATAAGTTTGATAATTATCTGAATCAGCAAATGCCTAAACAGCCAAATATTCAGAAGCAAGATGAAAGGTTGGGATTCTAATGAATGAAGAAATTGCATCTTGTGAAAAACATGGCTGTCAGATCCAGCATGCAAAAGTAAAGATCAGTGGATCAGAACAAATCATTGCGATTTGTCCTGAATGTGAAAAAGAAGAAATCCTGAAGATGGAATCTCTCTTGAGACAGGAAGCGAAAATCAAAGCCCTCTTGTCTCACACTTATAAAGTATTTGAAAGAGAGAGCATCTATTCTCAAGAGTTGAGTGATAAAACATTAGAGAATTATGTAGCAGATAATCCAACCAATGAACAAGCTCTCAACTTTATGAAACGGATGCTGAGGGATTATCTAAAATTTGAAACAGGGAATGTGATCCTAAGTGGACCGCCTGGCATTGGAAAGAGTCATCTGTCTATTGGATTAGCAAAAGCATTGAATGAGCAATCAAAAGAATGTAAGAATCCAAAAAGTGTGATCTTCATCTCAACATCAGCTCTCTTCAATAAGATTGAAGAAAGCTTCAATGGTCGAGGAGACTTCACAGAGAACTACGCTGTGGACCTACTCAGCAAAGTTGACTTTCTCTTCTTGGATGATTTGGGGAAAGAAAGTAGCATGAGCGCAAATCTCAAAGAAGCTAATGACTGGAGACAGCGAGTGCTGTTCAAAATCTTGGACAATCGTCAAACAACATTCTTCAACACTAACTTGTCAAGTAATGACATCAAAACAATCTACAATCAAGCACTTGCTGACCGAATTTTCAAAGGAGCAAGCAAACACATTTTTAAATTTCCTGAAACTATGGAAAGTCGGAGGTATTAACGAATGGAAAACAACAAATTAAAGGATCTAATTTCAAAAGTTCAGAAATGGTTCTATGATCGCAACTTACACACTCAAGAACCCAATAAGCAATTCCTGAAGCTCTATGAGGAAATTGGGGAGCTGTCGAGAGGCATCGCTGAAAAAGATGAAGAAGTGACCAAAGATAGTATTGGAGACATCACTGTTGTATTGATTGGCTTGACTCTTCAACTTGGAATCAACACAAAGGAAATCTTTCCAGAACAAGAGAAATTCATTTTCTCAGAAGCTGCAAAGACAGAAGATTATTTTGTACTGATGATGGACCAAGCTCTGGCATCTTACTTCAACCGCCAAGGCTACCAACTCAAAAGCGTAGTACATGAGTTGATGCGAATATCTAAAATGCTCAACTATGATTTTGTGGAGTGCTTAAATAAAGCCTATGAAGAAATCAAGGACCGCAAAGGGAAATTGGTTGATGGTATTTGGATCAAGGAGGAAAGACTAAAATGAAAGAACGGTCATTTGAACAGATTTTAGAAGAGATGAATGATTCAGTGAATAAGCCAAATCACTATTGTGGTGAATATGGTCTGGAATCCATTGATGTCATCCGGAACTTTGCAGGAAACCTGAAAGGGGTTCAGGGATTTTATTGGGGAAATGCTATCAAGTATCTATGTAGATTCCAGAAGAAGAACGGGCTTGAAGATCTGGATAAGGCTAAGAAATATCTTGAATGGCTTATTGAAGATTTGAAGAATAGCCATGAACAGGAGTGACAGCATGAGAGATTACACAAGAAATCAGATGTATCATTTTCGTCAACAATTGCAATTGTTGATCCTTGGTAAAGGATTGACACGCAAAGAACTCTCAAGAAAATTGAATAGAAATCAGGACACAATTCAGCAATGGATCACAAAAGACGATATAAAACCAGTTCATGTCCAAGAATTGTGCAAGTTCTTCAATATTGATGAGAAAACATTGATGGGGGATCCAGAGGAATTGACGGATTATAGATTCTTTGATCAAGGGAAATACATCTGTACAGCTCCACTGAAAGAATTGAGCAAGATCACAGGAAAAGATGTCTCACTTCTCAAGTATTATATACACTTGAATGAACGAGGAAGAGAGGCTGGTCAATTCAGACTAGAAAGGGTAATTGAAGATGAAAAGTAAAATCAACTGGCTGATTATCAATTTGATCTCATTGACAGCTATTTCATTAGTCATCGCTATCAATCTCAATTCTAGATTAGTAGATCAAGAGAATAAGATCAAAGATATGGAATGGACGATTCAGGAACATGAATTGAGCATCCAGAGATTAGCTGAACAGAATACTGCACAAGATACAATCTTGAATAAATTAAATCAAGAATATCAAATGCAGGAACGCAAGAAAGCAGAAGCACTCAAGGAAGTTGCTGAAATGAATAATGTAGGAGGATAATAATGATTAACAATGTGACTCTTATTGGTCGATTGACCAGAGATGCAGAACTACGCTATACACCTAGCAACATTGCAACTGCTCAATTCAATATTGCATGCAATCGCAACTTCAAAAACGCAAATGATGAATATGATGCAGATTTTATCAATTGTGTGATGTGGAGAGAACAAGCAGAACGCTTCTGCAATTAGACAAGAAAAGGAATGCTTGTGGCAATCACTGGACGAATCCAAACAAGAAATTATGAAAATCAGCAAGGACAACGTGTATATGTGACTGAAGTTGTCGCAGAAACTTTCCAAGTTTTGGAGAAGCGTGATAATACCGCAAATCAAAATAGCATGACTGACCAGATGCCACCAAGCTTTGCAAGCCCAATGGACATTACAGATGACAAATTACCATTCTAAGGGTTTTTAAAAAAGGAGAAAAAACATGGAAGATAGGACTAGAGTTGTATTGTACGGAACATATGACGGGTTCGTTCGTTCAACAGTTGAATCGCTACAAATCGCTGTAAGGCTTGATGGTGGCGAAAGGGTAGAAATACCGAGTGAGTGTGCTATAAGTGCAGATCAAATTGTCAAGAAGGATGAAATAAAACTGAAAGATGTTATCAAACGAATTAAATACTTTGATCTTGTCACTCAAGCAGTATGGGTCAATGGAATTTTAAATGAGCTGGGAAGCGGTTTTGGGTTGCATAAATATTATGAAGGATATAAGCAAGGCAAGCTAGAAGGTTTAATTGAACGTGAAAAAGTCACGATCACACAAGGCATAGCAGATTATATTGAATATGCCAAAGAAAACGATTGGGATTTGCAAGATGCTATGGATTCAGATTTTATAGCAAGCGAAGAAGATAGGAAGCTTTCTGATTGGTTTTATAAAGACAATAATATGGAAACATTCGCCCTTGCTTGGATCAACGGCTACATAGTCAAGGAAGAACCAAAGCATACAGTTAAGATCAAAGCTACTAAACAGTATTTAAGTAATGATGAAATAGGGCCTCATTTTGATCCAAGTTTTAGATCTAATTTTACAAAATCTGATCTTGAAAAATTAGATTTAGATTGGGTGTTCGATTGCAAAGGTATGGAAGTTGAGAAGGTGGGAAAATGAACAATGAGGTATATGAAGAACTGGAAAAACTTATGAGATTATTTCCTGATTCATTTATAAATAGACAACTGGAACTAATTCTTATCCCAAAAACTAACACCTACTTTTCTTTAAAAAACTGTTTTACAAAGAAAGATATCATCTCAAAGGTGTTGATGTGGTGTACTAGGGATATAGCTAAAGCCAGACCATATCAGCAACAAAAAAGGAATATTGCATTTTATGTAGACAATCGTATGCGTTTGGAAAAATATTTAGGTGCGGACATCAATGTAGACGTAGTTTATCATTGTCTAGGAAATGGGATTAACAAAGAATTGACACACAAGTTTATTGATAGTGGATTTAACATGGAAATCCTATATTTAGAAGTTTAGGAGGTAATAGAGTGAGACCAAACCGATACCCTTACACAAAGAATCAATGGGAAAAAGAAATAACACTGGTATATTTTGGCGTTAACACTAGTTTAAAATTGAGAGCAGAAAGAAATAGAATTACAAAGGAGACAAGACATGTCATTAAATAAAGCGAGAAAACGACTGATTAGAAAGTACCGTAAAATGTATAACAGCCGTCCGATAGGACTGAAATTCAGTACAGATGGCGGTAAGACATTCATTGGAATAGGAAACATTATTGAAGAATGTATTCCAGATGCTAGAAACATTAACTCTGGGAATGTTAACGCAAGCAAGTTGTCAACTGGTGAAATTGGCTTTAGAAATTTTGAGATAACTCTTAAATCAGATACCACAAAGGAAGAATTTAACAGATTGAAAGGTGTCTTGTGGTAGTAAGATGGACCTACAAAACTTTATCTATTTATTATTTGCAGCAGTCTGGCTCTCTGGCCTGATCTGGTCTAGCGTGATAGTTTTTAAAAACAGGAGAAAGAAATGAAGATGTATGTTGTGAGAAAGTATCACGGTCATGCGAGTTGGATTGATCCTAAGCATTTAGCTGAATACACTGAAGCTGAATTTGAAACAAGACATGAAGCACTTGCTCACTGTGAGAAATTAAAAGGCAAAGGGATAGTAGAAATCTATCAAAGAGAGGTTACTGAATGAAAAAATTAAACAACCGAGAATTATTTAACCTAGATCAAGAATTATTCAATTTTCGTGGAATTGACCGGGCGATCTGGACACGCAAAGCAGAATTGATGGCAAAGAACGGTGATGATCTTGTTGGGGGTGGTAAGTCTGGTATCAGCAAGCCCACAGAAAACACAGTGATGAAATTCGCTACTGATGTGACCCTGAAGAATCTTGAGCTGTTCAAAGAGACTGTTGAATCTTTCAAGAAGCAACTGACAGGAGAACAGCTTGACATCTTCTACCTAAGATGGGGGCAAGCAAATCTTGATTGGGAAGAAATCGCAGAAAAGCAATTTGTCAGCAATGCTACAATTTACCGCAAGCGTGCTGGTATCTTGGAAACGTATGCCAGAATGAAAGGTGTACTATAAATTGAGAATATAAGATATTGTATTCTCACACAAAATAAAATACTATAATCTTGTTCATGATAATCACATCATGGATGAGAGGGTCTCCTAATAGTGGTTAGGGAGTTAGCTCAAACGGTTAGAGCATGCTGGCGGAAAACAGTAGGAGTAGGTTCGATTCCTGCACTCCCAATTCCTTATGAAAATCAATTTTAATATAGAAAGGGGGAAGCGTATGGAAGAGGTCTCACCTATAAAGGACACGGATGACATTCAAGCCATGAAGGACTACCTGAGAGAATGGAATGAAATGTATTACATGCTTTTCATCACTGGTCTCAATACAGGCTTGCGTGTTGGTGATATCCTCACGCTCAAAGTCAAAGATGTTCAGGGATGGCACATCAAGCTACGAGAGAGAAAGACTGGCAAGCAGATTTCTCGTAGGATGACAAAAGAACTGAAACGAGAAATGAGGAAGTATGTTGAAGGGAAACCATTCCATCATTTCTTATTTAAGAGCAGGCAAGGAGGAAACAAGGCCATCACTCGTGAACGAGCCTACCAGATCATTCATGAAGCTGCTGAAGAATTAGGCATTGATAACGTGGGAACGCACACAATGCGCAAAACATTTGGATATAAATACTATAACAAAACAAAGGATGTAGGCACACTACAGAAGATGTTCAATCATTCATCTCCAGCTATTACGCTGAGATACATCGGCATTGAACAAGCTGAATTAGATGACGCCTTGAGAAACTTTGTTATTTAATTTTTATATTTTTGACATTAACATAATGAGTTAAGCATAAGCTAGAAAAAGAGAAACGAATGAAAGCCATATTCTAAAAGGATTTCAGAAACAAGGCGAGCTTAACAAAATATAAGATATGTGAAAGTGAGGGTAAAAATGATTCCAAAATTCCAAGCATGGGATAAAAATAAAAGATGTATGAAAGATGTTGATTTCACTCCAAAGGGTATTCCATTTGATGATGTGGAATTCATGCAATCAACAGGACTTAAAGATATAAACGGTAATGAGATCTTTGAAGCAGATATTCTGAAAAACAATGCTCAGGAATATATTTTTCTCGTGAGATATGATCATGATAATTGTAGATGGTTTGGTGAAGGTATTACAATAAATACCAGAATAGACATAACAAGAGACATTCTCAAATACTACTCAAAAATTGGGAACCGTTGGGAAAGTCCTGAATTGTTAAAAAAAGAAAAACGCTACAAAGTGAAAATAAAAGCATCTGGTCAATACATCATGAGAGATCCTGATGAAGATGCAATTTATTTTTACAACAGTAAAGCATATTCAAAACTTACAAAGAAGAAACTGGAACAATCTGGATTCGGTTGGGTCTTTGATTGTGAAGGAATTGAAGTTGAGGAAGTAGAATGACAAGGTGGGATCAATATGAATCTATTTGATGAACTAAAACAAATCGGTGCAGAGAGTCATGAAGTGTGGTTTAAAAGATATTTCAATAACTTGCAACTAGAAGAAAAATTCAAAGTATCCGCCAGAAAGGGCTTCTCATCCTTTAGGATTTATTTTTCAAAAGCAAAAGACGATTACACACGCAGACGCTTGAACGATGATAAAACGCTAGAAGCATTGAAGAAACTACTTGGAAAAGGATTTATAATAAAATATGAAGATGTATATTCTTTTAGCTTTACGAAAAAACCAGGTATCACAGATAAGTATATAAGCATTGAATGGTGATGAATTTAAAACTGCAAAAAACAAAATGAGAAAATAAGCTCTTGTTTTCTCACATAAAATAAAATATTATGATAGCATAGCTTTCAAGTATGAGAGGGACAGCCAATCAGTTTGGTCTGTCCTTTTTGTGTGAGGAGGATTATATGTATAACAAAATTGTCAGACCTTCTTTGAAGACAAAGAAGTGGGAGAAGT